GAAAAACTTTTTCACAGTCATTTCACAGGGGAGGGGACTATGCCAAATAAACGTAAACCGATAGCACAAAAAAAAGCCGAAGGGACCTACAGGAAAGACCGGGATAAAGGGGTAAAAATCGAGGCATTGGATAAGATGCCATGGCCCGATCCGAAGCTAAAACTTTCAAAGGAGGCGACTGATCTTTGGTACTCCTACGGGAACCAGCTTATCATTAATGGTCTGCTTACTTTCATGGATTTGGTTACTTTCGGTCGGTACTGCCGGATGTATGATGTCTATATCGAAATGAAAAAGGACATTGAGGACAACGGCTACTTCCAAAAAACCCAATCCGGCTATGAGCAAGTCCGGCCCTGTGTTGGACTGTTGAATACAACTGAATCCGAGATGTTAAAACTGGAGGATCGTTTTGGTCTCAGTCCGGCTTCGAGGGCGAAGATCCCTGCCGAGAAGAAGGATAAGGAAAACCCGTTTGAAAAGATGCTGAATGAATAGTTCTGTTATTAATATGCTTCAAGGCGACTGTATGGATCTGATGCGGGATAAGCCGGATAAGTTTTGGGATTTGGCGATTGTTGATCCGCCGTATGGGATCGGGGCGAGCGAGATGACTATGGGAAGTGGTAAGCATAAATTTAAGAGAGGTAAAAAATGGGATAATTCTATTCCTGATAAAAAATACTTTGACGAACTTTTTAGGGTATCTAAAAATCAGATCATTTGGGGGGGCAATTATTTCACTGAATACCTTAAACATTCAAATAATTGGATTATTTGGGATAAACTAAACCCAAATCTATCATTTAGCGAGGCCGAGTTAGCATGGTGTAGTATTGATAAAAACATCCGTATATTTAAAAAATACTCTGTATTAGTTGAGGGAAATGGTAAGATACACCCAAATCAAAAAAGTGTCAAACTTTATGAATGGCTCCTGATGAACTACGCAAAACCCGGCGACAGAATCATTGACACACACGGAGGCTCCGGCTCAATCTGTATCGCTTGCCACAATTTAGGCTTTGATCTAGATTGGATTGAGTTAGACCCTGACTACTATCGGGATGCGGTAAAGCGATTTGAGAACCATAAGGCACAACTAAGAATGTTTTGAATGAATAGGTTTTACCAATATACCGAAGACGTTTTAAGTGGAAAGGTAGTCACGGGTGACCTGATAAAACTTGCTGTCAAACGCTTCATTAACGACCGGGATAAGAGTTGGGAGTTTCGGTTTGACGAAAAGAAAGCAGACAAGGCGGTTAGGTTCTTCGAGCAACTCAATCATTGGAAGGGTGAATGGGCTGGAACGCCTATCACATTGGAGCCTCATCAGGTTTTTTATATTGGTCAACTTTTCGGATGGGTTAACGAAGATGGCTTTAGGAGGTTCAGAACTTCATTCAAAGAAGTAAGCCGCAAAAACGCAAAGACGACGGAGTGTGCAGGTAAGGCTCTTTATCACCTTGTAATAGAAAAAGAGGCCGGGGCACAGGTATATTTTGCAGCGACGAAAGAAGATCAGGCGAGAATTGGATTTAAGGACGTGCAGAAGATTGCGGAAAAGTCAGCCCTGAAAAGCATGGTGAAGGTTATGACAAAATCCGTTATTTATAACGATGGTTTTATTAAGCCGTTGGGATCTGACTCAAATACACAGGACGGTTTCGACCCCTCATGGGGAGTGATCGACGAGTACCATGCACATAAGACGGATGAAATGCTGAACGTGCTTGAGAGCGGGATGGGAGCAAGGCGACAGCCTGTAATTGATGTCATTACTACAGCCGGATTTAACAAAGATTATCCGTGCTTTTCAGCCTTACGCAAAACAGCGATTGACATACTTAAAGGAATAAAGACCGACGAGAGTTTATTGGCCCTGATCTTTGAACTTGACGAAGGTGACGACTGGCACGATCAAAGCACTTGGGTAAAGTCTAATCCTAATCTTGGAGTGTCGGTTAAACCGGAATTTCTTCAGGCCCGTTTCCTGCAAGCTAAAAACGAAGGTGGCACGAAAGAGGTTGATTTTCGAACTAAAAATCTGAACCAATGGACCGACTCTGCCGATACCTGGATTCAGGACGATGTGTTTATGAATTGTGCGGATCCGCTTCCTGATCTCACAGGAAAAACTTGTTACACGGGTCTTGACCTTGCTTCAACAGGAGACATGAACGCTCTGGCTTTATTCTTTCCGGGTGATCCGGCTTACCTTATTGTAAAATATTTTGTCCCTAAAGAAACAATGACCCAACGGGTAAAGGACGGGGCCGATCATTTGCGGTGGAAACAACAGGGATGGTTAAACGTGACTCCGGGGAATACTACGGATTACGACTTTATTATCGCTGAAGCGGAACGGTTGTCAAAGATTTATAGGGTTACGAAATTGGGTTATGATCCTTGGAACGCTTCCCAAACTGCGATCATGTTACAGGACAAAGGATTCAAGATTGAAGAAGTCCGGCAGGGTATCCCTTCGATGGGTGAGCCAACAAAGAAATTTGAATCGCTCATTAGAAACCATAAACTGATTCACGGCGGTAATCCAATCCTTAGGTGGAACTGCTCAAACGTGGTTCTGTACCGGGATTCAAACGATAATATCAAAATGGATAAAGGAAACAGTCAGGGTAAGATTGACGGGATGGTGGCGAGTGTGATCGCTATGACGGTTTGGATGCGAGATAATGAGAAAGTACCACAATTTAATATAAGATTATTATGAATAATATACTAATATATTGCATAACTTTACATAGTTGTCTCAAAAATTACCGGGGTAATACCAAAACAGCATGAATAAAATTACATTAAAACGAGGCAGACCGAAAAATCAGCCAGTAATTGAACAGCCGGAGACCTTTGAGGTTAAACCTGAGTTTCGGTACGATAAGCACATCCTTGCGCTTCAAAAGATTGAGGGTTTTTACGCTGAATGGATCTCACGGTTTGGTTACTCGAAGTCAAACGAAGAAGCATATGAAAGTACAGAGGTATTTTTTCAGGCTTACTTCGGGAAACGAAGGTTTAAGAATTACGATTGCTTTAGGTCGAGTGTTTCACAATGGTTAAAAAAGAGAAATGATAGTAAATAGCTTCAATACGGAATTTGGTTACGAGATGATCTCTGTCGTTCCTTACGCCTATTGGCTCTATGAACACGGCGAACTCGAAGGTACGATCTCCGGAAAGGGAAGCGAACCGCTTTACTATTTTTCACCCCGGCATGAGATTAACCCGGAACCCCGGAGCTGGTACAACGTCCAGAAAATGACCACGCCTAATGCTTGGATTCATAAACCTACTTTAGACCTTGAAAAGTTTTCACCTCCTCCCTATCGGGAAAAGTACGCTAACGACAAGTATCATTTTGACCTTGTTATCTATAATCGGCATAATAACGAATGGCCGGGAGTGCCAGAGTTAAACAGGCCGATCAACTTTTTTTCATTGGAGCTTCTAAGGGAGATTTTCAGGACGTTCAAAGGGAAGATCCTTTATATCAACGTGGATGGATTACCTGACTTGTACGATAACGCACCACCGATAGCGTTTAACGATTATCCGCTCTGCCGGGAGTTCCGACAGGTTACGATCATCCATCAGTTACAAGAGAGTTTCAATCTGGCTCAACTAATGGCCTTTGCGAATTGCAGACTTTTCCTAACCATGAACGGAGGCGGTTGTATTATGGCCTCTTTCTTTGGAGGGAGAAACATTATCTATACCAATCCTCAACAGGTGGGAGATCGGATTTACCCCAGGGAAAATATGACCGGGGATTTTGCCTATTATCATCACTTGGGAGGGTCGGAGATTATCAATGTTCATACTTACGATGAAATACTAAAGCTATTATGACAAACGTAGAATTTATTGCAAAGTGGTTTCCAGATATTGATTCTGAAAAAATGAAAGAAATACTGGATGATTTAGATGACATAGTTAACGAATATGCTTATAACGCATTTTGTGATGAGGATGAATGGTGAAATACTAAAACTACATGACACAGTATTTTTTATTTTTCGGAGATAAGTCAATAGGAGAAGTAAAACCGTTTCGCATTTGGGTTCAGAATGAACAGGAGTTTTGCGGATTTTTTGAGTTCTATATGAGGCGGGGTACGGTTTACTATTTTCGGGGTGAACTTGGAAAGATTAAACTAACCTCTGATGCAAAAATAGAATTACAAAAAGGGAAGAAGTATAAAATGAAAGGGAAATACTAAATGAAAACACCGATTAGTCTGTTTAAGGTCTTCATGTCGAAAACCGCAAAGGATGCCGCTGCCGAGGTACTGGATTCCGGGTATATCGGACAAGGCCCAAAGGTCGAAGAGTTTGAGAAGCTACTCAAAGAGAGGTTTAAAAACGACTATACCCTGACAACGAATACAGCGACTTCAGCCGAACACCTTGCAATCCATTTACTCAAGAAACCGTTTAAAGGCGTTACCTCTTACGGGGTTGCTTTTGCTGAAACCAACTGGCCCGGAATACAAGACGGAGACGAAGTATTGGCAACGCCACTCACTTGCACGGCATCTAACTGGCCTATCTTAGCCAATAATTTAAAGATCAAGTGGGTTGATATAAACGAAAACCTAACAATGGATCTTGACGATCTGGCCCGAAAGATCACACCAAAGACTAAGGCTATCATGTTGGTTCATTGGGGCGGTTATCCGGTTGATCTTGATAGGGTAAAAGAGATCCAAAATCAGGCGTTTCAGAATTTTGGGTTTAAGCCTGCTGTTATCGAGGATTGCGCTCATGCTTTTGGTAGCACTTTCAGGGGTCAGCCTTTGGGAAGTCATGGGAATATCTGTACTTTTTCTTTTCAGGCTATCAAACATTTAACAACGGTTGACGGCGGGGCACTTGTTTTGCCTCACGAAGAACTTTATAGCCGGGGTAAACTTTTAAGATGGTACGGCATTAACCGGGAAACCAACAAAAAAGACTTTCGCTGCGAAATGGACATTCCTGAATGGGGCTTTAAGTTTCACATGAACGACGTGAACGCATCGATTGGAATTGAGAACCTAAAGGAAGTTGACAAAGTTATCGAAACCCACAAGGACAACGGTCGGTATTATGACGAGGCTCTAAAAGGAGTTGACGGGGTTACTCTTTTAGACCGTGACCCCCGGATGGATTCTGCTTTCTGGATTTATTCTTTTCTGGTCGAACGAAGACAGGACTTCATGGATTACATGAAAACCTGTGGAATTATGGTCAGTCAGGTCCATGAAAGAAACGACATTCATTCCTGCGTTCGGGAATTTAAAACTATTCTTCCTACTTTGGACAAAATTTGTCCTCACCTTATTTCCATTCCGGTCGGCTGGTGGGTGACAAAAGAAGACCGGGAGTATATTGTTGAATCAATAAAAAAAGGCTGGTGATGGAATTTACATTTATAACCGAGGCAGACCTTGAGTTTGTGAACGAAGTCCGAAACGACTGCGCACCTTTTTTGCATGATCCCAGGACGTTCACGCTCGAAGAAACAAAGGAGTGGTTTAAGACTAAACCTCAATGGTGGATCATTTGGAAGGACGGACAAAGGATCGGGTACTTCCGTACAAGTAACTACAAAGGCCGATCTATCTATATTGGTGCTGACTTACATAAGGATTACCGAGGCAAAGGATTAGGTTATCAAAGTTACCGGGAGTTTTTGCCTTACTTGGTCTATTTTTTCAAGTTACGAACCTTATATTTAGAGGTTCTTGAAACCAATAAAACAGCGATCAGTCTGTATGAGAAACTTGGCTTTGTTAAATTTGGAGAAAACAAGATTTTAAGAAATGGAGCTTCTATCAAGTCAATTGTTATGGCATTATGGAATATTCTTTAATCTCAAATTCCTGTGTTTCCGGGTTTGTCTATCAGCTTTTTAACCCCGGAGTACATAAACTTTTCGTCAACTACACGAATCCGTTTATCGCTTCATGGTTCCCTGATGATTTTCAGTTTGTGAAGTTTTGTGAGAACTATGAATATTACACTTCCTTAGAGCCTCGCTTTGGTGAGCCGTCAACTTGCTGGAATTGGTATCGAGATACACGGAGTTTCCGGCATTTGAACAGAAAGATGGGAGAGTACCCGGTTATGTTTCTTGGAGACATAGAAATCCACTGGTTGCATGAAACTAACATTAAACTTTTGCTCAAAAAATACCACGAAAGACTACTTGAAAGCCGAAAGCTAGAGCCTGTTTTCCTGTGGTCTTCGCCTGAAATGTTCAACATTCACCTGAATGGAGAGCGGGAAACCTTTCTTTGTCGGTTTAATCTGATACAAGAAAAGACCATTTTTCTAACAAATGACCCTGCAGATGAGGTTGAACAGGAAAATACGAGGGTTATTTTTGTGCCTGAATGGGACGGGACATCACAATTTGATCGACATAGGCAAAACTTCCTTGTCCGATGGTACAACCATCCTCAATTAGCCGAACTTTTTAAAACGAATATGTATGCGGATCATCATAACGACATTTGACGGTCACAGGAACCTACTCGAAGCGAATAAGTACACAATGGATCGCCGGGGAGTTAACTTGCCTGTTACCGTGCTTGGATTCAAGCCTCCTGACTTTGATTTAGGGTCATGGGAGTTTGTTTCGATGGGTGAATATGTTAGTCCGAAGAGTTTTTCAGACGACATCAGGCCGTTTTTCGATAGTTTTGAGGACGAATATTTCATCTTAGGCAACGATGACACAGTCTTGACCAATAAATTTAACTTTGAATTTCTGTCTGAGATACTTGAAACCGTCAAAGATATGCCGGATTTTGGCCGGATTTGGCTTACCGGAGGGGTACATTCAGGAGAGATTATACGGGATTTTGGCAGTTACAGTATAAAAGAGATCCCGCAAACGGCTAATTATCGGCTTTCGCTTCAATATTCGCTCTGGAAAACGTCTTATTTCAAACGGTACTTGTGGCCGGGGCTTAGTCCCTGGGATTGGGAACTGCGGGAAAACGCAAAGGGTGACGGCGCTGCTATTTTGGCTTTATCGGGTGCTTTTGTTTTTTCGATAGGGCACATTATGAAAAAAGGTATCTTTCAGAAGAATTGGTACAAAAGCATTTACGGGGACGGCGAATTAAGCCCTGAAGAGAAACAAGTTTGTGAAGAAATCTTTAAAAAACATGGATACACGAATTACTGAACAAGAACTGGCTGATAAGATTTTGCACGCAATCAAAACGAAAACACCTTTTGCCGTCGCTCGCTATGGGGATGGTGAATACGCGGTCGCTAATCCATGCGATCTTACCGAAATGTGCTACATTAAGCACTTAGGATTTGTCCCTGAGTCCCGTTCAAGGAGAACAATCTCTAATCTGGTAAAGGATTCGATTCACGGTCTTGATGTGATTGGGATTACTACGCTTACAACGGGATTTTGGGGAGATTCGAGGGTTTATTTTGAGGAATTGGCTGAGCAACCTATCGTATCACTGGATTTTCACACCTACTTTAACGAAAATAAGATCACTGAAAAACTGATCCGGTCGGCTGATAAACTATTGTATATTTCAGGCCATACGATCAATTTTGGACGGTTTAAGAACCTCAAAGATATTATCAGGATCGAAATTCCGCTTCAGCATTGTAAATATCCAAACCAAAAACCCTACTGGCCCGACAATTTCAATTTTGTAATGAAATACCTCCATAAGAAAGACCTTACGGGTTATCTTTGTCTGGTTGGGGCCGGATTTATTGGGAAGCCGTTTATGATGGCTATCAAGAATCAGGGAGGCATAGCGGTTGACTTCGGGTCGAACATGGATCGACTGGCCGGGTATGTCATACGGGGAGCAAAAGGAAAAACAGCAACACCGGATAACACTTATAAACTATGATTAACATTCTTATCCGCACCAGCAACCGCCCGATGTACTTCTGGGATTGCGTACAAAGCATAAAAAAACAGACCTATCAGGATTATCGAATCATTGTAGGAGTGGACGGAACGGATACCTATGCCGACTTTTGGCATCCTATACGTTACCCGATGCTACATTCAGACAAGACCTACCTAAAGGGGGCCTATACAACCATGATGCACTTTCCGGTGAACCTTTATCTAAATTGTCTTATGCAAGAGGTCGAGGAAGGATGGGTTTTAGTCTTAGACGATGACGATATGTTTGCCACGCCGGACGCATTGGAGATGATTGCACAAAATCTAACAGAGTTATCGAGAGTTGTTTTTTGGAAGGTGGATATTTGTGGTCGCATCATTCCTGATGAAAAGAATTTTGGCAAAAGACCCGTTGTAAAGGATATTTCGATGATCGGGTTTTGCTTTCACTCAAATTATATCCCACTTTTGCAGTTTGATCCGTATAAACAGAGCGATTATAGGGTCATGGATCGGGCCTATTCTATCTTAAAACCTATCTGGATAGATCAAATATTAACAAAAACACAACGCAATGAAGGAGAAAGTTTCGGAAAACGCCGCGATAAAGATTTTGGGGTACGGCGAAATCGGTAAATCTATTGGTAAATGCCTTGAAAATAAAGGTTTTCAGTTTGGCTACAAAGATTTGAAGGAATCAAAGGGCCCGGAAAAGTGCGACATTCTTCATATCTGTATTCCTTTTTCGGAGGAATTTGCCCGTGAAGTCTGTCTGGAGGCTCAGTTTTCGGGCGCAAAAGTAATTATCATTCATTCTACGGTACGCCCGGGGATCACCCATGCCATACAATGGAATCTTTGCAACGAAGACGGTAAAATTAAGTATGAAAAAATCGAGGTGGTTCATTCCCCTGTCTTAGGGGTCCATCCGAACCTTTTTGAAGGGCTGATGACTTTTAAAAAATGGGTCGGGTACGATCATCCGGCAACAAAAGCTATTTCTCACCTTTGCGATCTTGGATTACAAGTCTACCCGGTCGAAGGAACCAAGACGACAGAGATTTTAAAGCTACTTTGCACCACTTATTATGGGATGTGCATCGCTTTTACGTGGGATGCTAAGAAATTCCTTACTCTGAACGGGGTTGACTTTGATTTTTTCGCTGAGTGGAATAAGAATTATAACGAAGGTTATCAGAAGCTGGGCATGGAT